CAAGAGCCTGAAAGTACAACAGGTATGCTTGTTGCTGCTCTCAGCCCTGACAGGACAACTTCAGAGGTACTAGCACCTGACCTGTTCAAGCTAGACAATGACATTCCTTTAATAGGACGAGTAACACAGAACACTCCTATGGCTGCTCCACAGTATTTGTTGAGTGGTATATCACAGAGATACAGGGTATAAGATGACATACTTGAACTTAGTAAACAATGTAATGAAAAGACTCCGTGAAGCCGAAGTCACTACAGTAACTCAGAATACCTACTCTGCTATGATTGGTGAGTTTGTTAATGACGCTAAAGAGTTTGTAGAAGATGCTTGGGATTGGTCTGGTTTGCGTAAGACGGTTGTTGTTACTACAACAGCAGACGACTATACATACACCCTGACAGACTCTGGTATTAAAGACAAACTCTTAGATGCTATCAACGACACTAACAACTTACGAATGGTACAGGACTCAAGAGGACGCTTTAACGAAAGACAATTTATCTCAGAGGTAGCTACAGGCTCTCCTTTGTACTTTGTGTTTTCAGGTGTTGACGCTAACGATGATCGTACTATAGAAGTGTACCCTACTCCTAACGGTGTGTACTCTTTACGGTTTGACTTAGTTAGTCGTGAGCCTAAGCTAGAAGCAGACGCTGCTACTTGCATACTACCGCCCAGTCCTATCATTCACTTAGCTGTTGCAATGGCTGTGAGAGAGCGTGGAGAAACAGGCGGTACATCTACACAGGAATACTTTGCTATAGCTAACACTTCACTGTCAGATGCTATAGCTCTGGACGCAGGACACTTCCCACACGAAACTGAGTGGAGAGCCGTTTAATGGCACAACAGCTACAGAACATTACCATTGCAGCTCCAGGCTTCTTTGGTATCAACACACAGGACTCGCCCATAGGACTTAATCCGTCCTTTGCGTCTATCGCAGACAACTGTGTGATTGACCAATACGGGCGTGTAGGAGCTAGACAAGGCTATACAGAAGTGACCACTAACGGTGCTTCTGTTCTTGGTTCTAGTGTTGGCTTAGAGATGATACATGAGTACAGAGACTCTGATGGTAATGTAGTTGTTTTGTCTGCTGGTAACAACAAGATATTCACAGGGACTACTACATTAGTAGACGCTACTCCTGCTGCTTATACTATAACAGCTAACAACTGGAAGGCAGTCAACTTTAATGACCACACCTACATGGTACAGCGTGGCTACGAACCTTTAATCTACTCAGACCATGTTGGTGCAGTAGAAGTTATGTCTGACCATGCACACGCTACAGGTACACCGCCAGAAGGCAATGAGATACTGGCTGCTTATGGTAGAATATGGATAGCTGACTTTGAAACTGACAAGTCCACTGTTTACTGGTCTGATTTGCTTAACGGCTCAGGCTTCTCTGGTGGCTCTCACGGCTCGTTAGACGTTACCAAGCACTGGCCTAACGGGTATGACGAGATAACGGCTCTAGCAGCCCATAACGGCCTCCTAGTGATATTCGGAAGGAACTCCATCCTTATCTACGAAGGAGCTACAAGTCCTGCCTCTATGGTGTTAGCTGATACCGTAGGCAACATAGGCTGTGTCGCTAGAGATACAGTACAGAACGTAGGTACTGACTTAGTGTTCCTTAGCTCTACGGGTGTTAGGTCTTTAGCTAGGACAATACAGGAGAAGTCTGCACCTCTTAGAGATATTAGTAGGAATGTCAGGAACGATTTAACAACCACACTGGCTGGTGAGACAGGAAACATTAAGTCTGTCTACAGCCAGGAGAATGCTTTTTACCTGCTTAACTTCCCATCACAGAACATTGTGTACTGCTTTGATATAAGAAGTCCGTTAGAAGATAGTAGTTACAGGGTTACTACATGGAGTCAGATAGACCCTCTGTGTTTCCACAGGCTAGAAGATGGAACAATATACTTTGGACACGCTACAGGGATAACCAAGTACGAAGGCTATAACGATGATGGCGCACAGTACACGCTGAGTTACTTTAGTAATCCACTAGACTTTGGCAATGCTGCCAACTTAAAGTTCTTAAAGAAGTTTACTCTTACTATTATTGGTGGGCAGAACACTCAGGCTGTACTTAACTGGGGGTACGATTACAGTTCCTCTTACACCAAAGAGACTTTTACATTTGCTGACAAGAAGATAGCTGAGTACGGGTTGTCAGAGTACAACACAGCAGATGCAGAGTATTCAGCTAGTATTATTATTAACACTAACGGCTTTAACGGAACAGGTAACGGCACTGTGGTAACTGTAGGTATAGAAGCTACCGTGAATGACGCACCGTTTTCAATTCAGAAGATAGATATTCTTGCTCTACTGGGCAGACTAATTTAAAGAGGTAATACAGATGGCATGGCAAGACGTAATAGGCGGTGGTGCTGAATTAGCAGCCGAGTACAAACTAGCTGAAAAGTTAGCAAAAGATCAAAGGGCTATCGGTCAGACTGCCTACGATACAGCGCAAAAACTAGGTGCGGATTTGTCTACTGCTGCTGCTGGCACATTCAAGCCTTTTACTGTCAGCACAGGTCTTGGGCCGGGTATCTCTGTTGGTCAGGGAGGTGGCTTGACGGTCACTATGCCAGAGTCTCAGCAAGCTGATTTAAAAGCTCTAGCTCGTAGTGGCGCACAGCAGTTAGTTGGTGCTATTGGGCCGGGAACACTTCAGGCAGAGCAAGAGCGTATTCAAGGTATGCTGTTAGGTCAGGGACTTGGAGGCGCACAGCAGGACATCTTTAGTCAGTTACAGGCTCTTAGACAGCCTGAACAGGAACGTCAGAGACTTGCTTTAGAAGAGCGTCTGTTTGGTCAAGGGCGCACTGGCGTTAGAACAGATATGTTCGGAGGCACTCCGGAGCAGTTTGCTATGGAGAAAGCAATACAAGAACAACAAGCTGCTGACGCTTTGATGGCAAGACAGCAAGCCTTTACCGAAAGAGGACAAGAAGCAGGTCTTATATCACAGGCTCTTGGTCTTGGTGGACAGCAACAGGCACTTCAGGCTGAGTTAGGACTTGGCGGTGTACAAGCTGCTTTCTTACCACAACAACAGGCTCTTCAGTTGTTACAACCTGCTGTTAGTTTGTCTGATATTGCAGGTAGAGCTGGGCTACAAGGTGTAGTTACTCAGGGAGAGCTTGGGATGAGTGGTCTTGAAGCATTGTTAGGTGGGGAATCAAACGCAGCAGCAACTGAAAGACTGTATTTAGAAGGACTTTTAAAAGATGTTTTTGGTGGTGGAGCGAATAGTCTTTTCACAGGTGTTGTAGGACAGGGTCTTGGCCTTCTCGGTAACGCGCTTAGTAAGCTGCCTTCTGATATGCGTTTAAAAGAAAACATTAGAAAAGTGGGACAAGTAAATAAAGATATTGGTTTATACACTTGGAAGTGGAATGAAAAAGGTAAAGAGATAGCGGGTAATAATCCTGAGTTTGGAGTGTTGGCGCAAGAGGTTATGAAGACGATGCCTGAAGCTGTTTTGTTATCTGATAACGGTTATTACAAAGTTGATTATAGTCAAATTGACTTATCAAACGTAGGAGATATTTAACATGGCTAGACCTAATTTACTTGGAGCCATAGACCCGCTTTTAAAGCTAAGACCCGGAAGCTCTGCTGGTGCTGCTCAACAGCAACAACCACAGTCTCAACAAGCAGTGGGACAAAGCCTCTTAGGCGGCATTGCAGGCATGACTGCTGTAGCTCCTGCTGCGTCCCAGCAAAAAAGAAACTTAGCTGGTATGTTTGGTGTTGATGTCAGAAGTCCTATTGAAAAGATTAACGATCAGTTAGCACAAGCTGGGGTTAGTATGAACACTTCAGCAGGACAATTTCAGGCTGCTAAATTAGCACAGCAAGCTGGGTTGTCTCAACAGTATCTTCAGCTTATTACAAGTGCTACAGAATTACAGAAAAAAGAACAAGAAGAAGCGTACAAAGCAATGAACTATACTAATCTTCAAAATTCTTTGTTACAGACTGCAACTGATCCTAGAGATGTTGCGCAAATAAGAACAGCTTCTACTTATGAAGATTTAGAAGCTATCAGAGAAAGACTTGCTCCGGGCGGAGAAGCCGAAACTTCTAACTACAGTATTGAAACAGCACCCGGAGAGAGGTCTATACTAGCCCTTCCTACCGACAAAGATGGAAACCTCTTTTATGACAACCAATGGAACAAGCCAGATAAGTTGAAAGCAATAAAAGTAGGCGATGATTTATCTAAAGTTTCTTCTGGTTTAGGCGGTACACCGCAAGCAGAAAAACCAGTTAATCCTCAACCTTTGCTCGAACACGCGATAGAAAGAAACTATATCGGGCAAGAAAGCGGGAATCCTGATGGAGAGCGTCTGTTAAGAGCTATACAGGCTGGATATGTCACCACTATTGAAGGTGTAAATGAGTATTTTGAAGGTGATGTAACAACTCCTGCTGCGATACTTGATAAGACTATGAAAGAGGGTTTGCAGAGACAGCAGATAATTGGTGGAGCTGCCAATGAGTTGGATACTGTGCAGAACGCCTTAAATATGGTCAACGATGCAAGTGGCACTTATCAGTTAGGTGGGTTTTTTACTTTGACCAGCAACCTTCCTGCTCTAGCAAACCTCAGTGAAGACCAAATAAGGTTCAATTCTCTATTAACATCATTAAAATCTGACGAAGCTCTCAACAAGATAGAAGAACTAAAAGCTGTCAGTGCGGAGCTGGGAGGAGAGGGTACAGGTCTTGGCAGTGTTCAGATAAAAGAATTTGAGGCTTTGCAGTCAGCTATCGCTTCTTTACCTGATAACGGTAACAGAGATGTTTGGAGGCCCGGACTAGAAAAGATTAAGTTCCATCTTATGAACGTAACAAGAATGAATCAAGGCTTATATCCTTACGTGGATACAAGTAACCCTGCTTATGCTACCTCAGTCATGGTTGACCCAGTTACAGGTAATCAGTTTATAGTGCTCGATCAAGAGAAAGGTGTTCATTATGACGTTATAGGAACACCTAGTATTCGTGATGGTCTTACAGCTATGGAGACGCCTCCTCAGCCTCCTGCGCCTCCTGCTCCACAACAGCGGAGCAATGTACCATTCACTCCTACACCGTCTTCTGAGGTCGTACCCATGCCTTTTGGGAGTAATAATTAATGGCTATTAAAATAGACAAAGCTGTTGTAGCTAGAGCTGTGCCTATGGTTAGCGTAGGGGCCAGCGCACAAGCGAGTGCTTCTGAGCAGACGAGAGAGACAGGCTCTGTTACTCCCGCCCCGTTTGAAGGAAGCAGCCGTTCTTCATCTTCCGTAACAGAAATGCCTTTGCCTAGAGAAGACGCTTCTGTGCCCTTTGACGGAAGTAATGTAAGCCCTGAAGTGGCCCAGCAACTCCAACGCGGTCAGCTAAAAATAGATAGAGAAGTAGTAAATCGTGCAGTTCCTTTGGTGACTGCTAATGAGAGCATTCTTTCAGCTACTCCTCTTGCTATTGACCAAGCTGCTGGCTTACCTACAACAGAATCGACTTGGTACGAAGACCCTACTATGGTAGCGAGAGCTGTTGCCGATGGTCTAACTTTTGGTTTTTCAGATGAGATATTTGCTGGAGTGTCTGCATTAGCCACAAGTGTGTTAGATGACTCTAATAGATCGTGGGATGATATTTACAACGAGACAATGGTTGACTTAGAAGAGGATAGAAGGATATTTGCAGAAGACCATCCTTATGCCAATTTTAGTCTTCAGCTTGTTGGTGGTATTGTTTCCCCTGCTAATTTTGCTATTAAGATGGGCGCGACAAAAGCACTGCAAGCATTCGCTACTGGCGCAGATAAACTTAAATCTGTAACGGGTATCGGACTAACAAGAACGCAAAGAGCTTTGCAACAAATGGAACAGCGTGTTCCTCAGTTAGCTGGTATTGAAAGAGCTGCTGCTCCTGTGTCTACTGGACGTAGGGTATTACAGGCTACCGGAGAAGCTGCTGTAATGGGAGGTATTGGAGGAGCTATCTACGGAGCAGGGACAACACAATTAGGAGGAGACAGGACAGAAGGA